GCGAGAACATTGAAGACATTATTTACGAGAAGGTAAGTGTGCTTGGTCTGTTCTCTGCTGAACAATACAAAGAACTTGAGATAGAAGGCTGTATGCGTCTTTCTAAACACATCTTGGATGAGGCAGACCATTCTGCATCTGTTGAATACGATATGAGGGATGTATGAACATCACTATCTACACAAAATCTGGCTGCCCTAATTGCGTGACAGCTAAGAATCTACTCAAGGCTTTGAATCTTGAGTACAAAGAAATAGACGTTGAGACTGGTGACAGGTTTGCCAACTTTGTTGCCAACTATCCAGAAGCTCGTCAGATGCCACAGATATTTATCAATGACCAAAGAGTAGGTGGATTGGCAGGATTACAGGCTGCTTTAAAGAAGTTAGGAATGACATGATTGAAGCAATTGGATGGATGCTAATTGGTGTATTTTTTGCATTGATTATTCCTTTTCTACAAGCATTGGCAGAATTAAAGGATAAAAACAAATGATGCCTCAAATTGATATGGGTGCGACTTTCTCAACCCATAAGTTCAAGTTATGCACTAAATGCGATACAGATAAACCGCCAGAGGGAGGCATTGAGAATGGTCAAAAGTGGATGTGCCAGTCATGTTGGTTAAAAAAAATCACAGGAGTACACCTCAAACAAAACCGAATAGATGGAGGTAAACGTGGATAAAAATGAACCTGTTGCATGGCAATGGTTGGGTTCTGCTCACTTTCGCAAAAAAATTCCTAAAAATGCTGATAAAACTGCATGGAATCCTCTTTATCACTACTCGCCACCGCAAACATGGGCAGGTCTGACGGATGAGGATATTTCAGAAATTGTTAGAGGTACACATAATACTGGAAGTTTTGTCCGAGCCATTGAAGCCAAACTCAAAGAGAAGAACACATGAGTAAAGGCAGCGCACCAAGACCTTTCAAGGTAAGCAATGAAGAATACTCTAATCGATGGGATGCTATTTTTGGTAGAGACAATGAGAAAAAGAACAAAACGCAAGATGTGGAATCTGATAGACCCGATACAGCACGCCATCGTGGGGGCATCGATAACCCACAGGGAGAAGCTGGACAAACTCCGAATGATGGAGTATTCCGCACTTGAGGCGATTACCAAGGGCAGAGGAACTATCCATGACTGGCGCACTCTTGTGGATGTACTAAACCTGTCAGAAACGATGGGCAGAGCAGGGGTAGGCCCAGAAGTGTTGCCAATCTGCGAGAAGGCGCAAGCAAGCCTCCACAAAGCATCTGGATACTATCAAACAACTATGCGTGTCATTTTAGATGCGGAGGGAATCCAAGCCTGTCGTGATTTGATTGAATTCGCAGACTTGCAACAGTCCAGTATTCCTCGAAGTGAGTTTGAGCGATACATTCAGAAAACAAAAGACTACATAAAGTCACGAGGTGATAAGGTGGTAGAAATTGAATAACAGTTTTACAAAGCGTGAAAGACTACACCTAGCAAGGATTAAAGAGATGCCTTGTGGGGTATGTGGTCAGGCAGGGCCAAGCGATGCTCATCACATAAAACAGCATCACCAGTACCTGTGTATTCCGCTTTGTAGAGACTGCCATCAAGGGCCACATAACGGAATTCATGGACAATCTAGGATTTGGTCAGTTATGAAACATGACGAAATGTCGGTTTTAAACGAAACACTTGCAAAACTTATTGGATAAGGCACAATATTTCCAACCAAGTTGCCATTTGGTTTCCTTAGAGAGATTGAGTTCTCTCTTTTTTTGTGCGAAAATGACGCAAACTCCATGAGGATTGCCATGAGCGGCTTGTTAGAACCTTCAGTAAAAATCGAGATTGAGATACAAAACCAAGAGAAGAAGGGTGAAGCCTGTCCAGTTGCGACAGGTGATGTAGCTGTCAATCTTGAGAATCGTGAGAAGGCGATTGAAAAGGCTAACTACGGCCCTATGAATCCCAACGAATCCAACATGGATTACTGGCGTGAAATCTCTCGTGCATGGCGTATTGCCCCTGCACAAGCAAAAAAGTCACGTTGCGGTAACTGCGCTGCTTTTATCCAAACGCCTAAGATGCTTGATTGCATCGAGAGTGGTTTAGACATGGGTGACAACGAGATGGACGCATGGGAAGTCATTGATGCTGGTGACTTAGGATATTGCGAAGCGTTTGACTTTAAGTGTGCTTCTAAGCGTACTTGCGAAGCATGGATTAGTGGTGGGCCAATTACTGAAGACTCAGAAATGGCTAAAGAAGACGATATGTCTGAAGGAGAATAATCTTGGGCACTACAAACCAGCAAGCATTAGAAATGATGCAAAAACTTATGCAGAAAAAAGCCAAACCTATGCCTGTGCGTGGTGAGCGTACTGCAAAGAACAAAGCAAAGAAGCCTAAAAAATGAACGGCTTGTACGCTAACATTCATGCTAAACAAAAGCGAATTGAAGCGCAAAAGGCTGCTGGTAAAACTCCAGAGCGTATGCGTAAAGTTGGCTCGAAGGGTGCGCCAACTGCGTCTGCGTTTAAGCAAGCAGCTAAGACTGCTAAAAAGAAATGATTAAGCGTGGCACAGAGCAGTTTTCTGGCTATAACAAGCCTAAGAAGACTCCTAACCATCCCACTAAATCTCATGCTGTTTTGGCAAAGAGTGGTGAGGATGTGAAACTTATTCGCTTTGGTCAACAAGGCGTAAAAGGCTCACCTAAGAAAGCTGGTGAATCTGAGGCTGACAAGAATCGTAGAGAAAGTTTTATGGCTCGTCATGCCAAAAACATTGCAAAAGGCAAAATGAGTGCGGCTTTTTGGGCTGCCAAGGAAAAGTGGTGAACAACATGAAAATGACAAAAGCTGGTCAGAAGAAAGTTGGCAAGGTAATGGGTGAGTACAAAGAAGGTACTCTCCATTCTGGCAAAGGTGGTAAGGTTGTAAAGAGCCGTGACCAAGCGATTGCCATTGCTATGGCAGAAGCTGCTAAAAAGATGGGCAGGATGAAGTGATATACTTAATCTACTCGTTGTGAGTAGATACTAACCTTGACCAACCCTAGAGGAGTCAAACATGGCTGGAAGACCAATAAATAAACTACATCAAGAGGATGTACGCAAGAAAATACAGGTAAGTCAATTACTAAATGTCTTGCAAAATCATGCACTTGGTGTAGATGAAGACTTAAGTCCTACTCGGATGAAAGCAATTGAAATACTATTGCGTAAGTCTATGCCTGATATGGCATCTGTAACAGTAAGCGGAGACTCTGACCAACCACTTCAGCACATAGTTACATGGGCGAAGTAATCGAGATTCCTTACAAACCTAGAGAACAACAGCTTGCTATCCATGAACTGATGGACAGTAAGCGTTTTGGTGTTGTTGTTGCTCATAGGCGCATGGGCAAGACTGTCTCTGCGATTAACCATCTAATCAAGGACGCTATCCTCAATCAGAAGGAAGCACCTAGATACGCATACATTGCACCTACCTATGGACAAGCTAAACGAGTGGCTTGGGACTATCTCGTTAAGTATGCTGACCCACTAGGAGGCTCTAGCAATATCTCTGAGTTGCGAGTTGACTTCTGGGGTAGGCGTATCCAGCTTTATGGCTCAGACAATCCAGAAGCATTGCGTGGTCAGTATTTTGATGGGGTAATCCTAGACGAGATTGGTGACCAGAATCCTAAGATTTGGACAGACATTATTAGACCTGCACTAGCTGACAGAAAAGGCTGGTGTATGTTCATTGGTACACCCAAAGGTCACAACCACTTCAAAGAACTGCGAGATAGGGCAGAAACTGAGGATGGATGGGGTTTGTTAGAGTTCAAAGCCTCTGAAACAGGGGTTGTGGACGAGGTAGAACTCAAGGCTGCTCGTAATGAGATGGGTGAGGACAAGTACCGACAAGAGTTCGAATGTAGCTTTGACGCTGCTGTAGAAGGCTCTTACTATGGGCAAATCCTCAATGAACTGGAAGACAAGCACCATATGCAAGACATTCCCAGAGAGGAACTGAGCCGTACATTTACTGCTTGGGACTTGGGTATGGGTGACTCTACTTCTATCTGGGTTGCTCAGTTAGTAGGTACTGAGGTGCGTCTGATTGACTATTACGAGAATCATGGTGTTGGACTAGACCACTATGTAAAGTGGATTAGGGACAATGACTATGCCAAAGCAGAGCATATTCTGCCCCATGACGTAAGAGTTAGAGAGTTAGGCTCTGGCAAAAGCCGACTAGAGATGCTTGAGGAAGCAGGACTAGAGATAAAGATTGCTCCCAGAATGGGATTGGATGATGGCATCCAAGCTGTCAGAAGGTTGCTTCCAAGGTGTTGGTTTAATGTCCCTAAAGTCCAGATAGGGCTGAACTGCCTGAGAAACTACCGCAGAGATTACGATGAAAAGCGTAAGATTTTCTATGAGCGTCCATTGCATGACTGGTCATCACATGGCTCGGACTCATTCCGCTACTTAGCCCTTGGATTGGATGAAGGTCATTCAACTTGGTCTAAGCCTATCAACCAAACACCGAAATGGATTGTCTGATGTATTTAGAGCGTCAAGGGGTCAATTTAGCCCCAAAAGTAAAAGAACTTGAAAACCGCATTGAAGTATTGGAAAATGTGGTAAAAGCTTTACAATTGGAAAAACCCCGAATGGGTCGCCCTCCAAAGGACAAAAATGCAACAGAACGAACTGAAGTCAATCCTCCAAGCTGAGATTGATGATGCTATTGGCTACATTGAAACAGAAACTGTTGACCAGCGCAAACAGGCTCTGGAAGCGTATCTCCGACAGCCATATGGCAATGAAGTTGAGGGTAAATCTCAGATTGTTACTGGAGAAGTAGCAGAAGCGATTGATGGTGCGTTACCTAGCTTAGTTCGTATTTTCACAGGCTCAGATAATATTGTTATATTTGAGCCACAGGGGCCTTTAGACGAAGCGTCCGCAAAACAGGCCACAGACTACTGTAATTGGGTTTTCTTGCGTGATAACGAAGGCGTAGCCATTCTGCATGACTGGTTCAAAGATGCCTTGATGCAGAAGAACGGCATCCTAAAAGCATATTGGGAAAACAAAGAAGACATTACAAAAGAGCGTTACTTTGACTTGTCTGATGACGAGTTAGCAATGCTAATGAGTGATGAGAGTATGGAAATTGTCGAGCAAGATACGACAGAGTTTCCAATCTATGACCCAATGGGTCAGCCAGTCCTTGACCCAACTGGTATTCCAGTCATGGGTTCTACGCACAATGTCGTAGTTCAAAAGCGTAAGAAGTCAGGCAAAGTCACGATTGAGAATGTTCCTCCAGAGGAGTTCTTGATTAGCAAGAAGGCTCGTACTATTGCCGACAGCCCATTCGTAGCACATCGTCAGATGTTGACTCGTAGTGACTTGATTGCTATGGGTTTCAACAAAAAGCAAGTTGAATCCTTGCAGATGGATGATGCTTTGGCATACACACCAGAGCGAGTTGCTCGTTACTCTGCTGGTGAGCAGCCTTACCAAGTGCAGACTGATGACCCATCAATGCAAGAGATTGAGGTCTTTGAGTGCTATGTAAAGACTGACATGAATGGCAAAGGTATTGCTACTCTGACTCAGGTTTTCTACGCTTCAAACGAGATTCTCCAAGATGAGGATGGTAAGGAAATGGTTGAGGAAGTGGACTATGTTCCTTTCCATTCAATCTGCCCTATTCCAATTCCACACAAGTTCTTTGGCAATTCACTTGCTGACCGAACAACTGACTTGCAACTGATTAAGACCACTATTACTCGTCAGATGTTGGATAACTTATATCTGACAAACAATGCACGAGTGGTTGCTGTTGAAGGTCAGGTAAACCTTGATGACTTGCTTACATCTACCGCAGGTGGTGTTATTCGTGCCAAGTCACCTAATGCTGTTCAACAACTGGTTGTGCAGAATGTGGCATCTCAGGCTTTCCCAATGCTTCAGTACTTGGATACAGTCCAGTCTAAGCGTACTGGTGTGTCTGATGCTTCACAAGGTCTTGACCCTGCTATCTTGCAGAATGTCACAGCAGCAGCAGTTGCCTCGATGCAACAAGCTGGCGCAGGTAAGATTGAACTGATGGCTCGAATCTTTGCAGAGACTGGTGTTAAGTCTTTGTTCCAAGGCATCTTGCATCTGCTTTGCAAATACCAAGACAAGCCTCGTTTGGTGCGTATGCGTGGTGAATTCGTAGAGTTTGACCCTCGTACATGGGCTAACCAATACGATGTGGCTATCAATGTTGGTTTGGGTGCTGGTAACCGACAAGAACAGATGGCTATGTTGTCAATGGTTTTGGCTAAACAAGAGCAGTTGATTGCTCAGTACGGCCCTGCCAATCCTTATGTTTCTCCTGCTCAATATCGTGCTACTTTGGGACGCATGGTTGAGATTGCAGGTTTTAAGGATTCTGGTGAGTTCTACAAGGCGATTACGCCAGAGCAAGACCAGATGCTCTCGAATCCTCCTCCACAGCAACAGCAAATGCCTCCTGAAGTTCAGGCAATCATGGCTCGCACTCAGGCTGAGATTCAATCTAACCAAGCCAAAGCACAAGCTGACATTCAGTTGAAGCAACAGCAACAACAGATTGATATGGAGATGGCACAACAGAAGGCTGCTCTTGAGATGCAGATGATGCGTGAAAAAGAAGCTGCTAAGTTGATGCTTGAGCGTGAGAAACAACAGGCTTATTTTGCTATGAAGCAACAAGAGTTTGAAGCAGAAGCCCAATTGAAAGCAATGAAAATTGGTGCTGGCATTACATCTAACGTAGAGATTAAGGGATAAATCATGGCATCAGCAGCACTAACATATGCTTTAAATAATGGCATTAGCCAAGACCAATACTATAAAAACATCTTTGATTTCATCAATAACAATCGTGGTTTGAACGATGTTCAACTACGAGCAGAGATGGATAGGCTTGGCGTTAGTACAGAAGATGTAGTAGCTGCTACTGGTGTTCCTATGGCTGGTGTTCAGACTCGATATAACGTAGCTGACGAAGGTACTGGTGGTTATGTTGCCCCGACAGGTGTAGGTCAGTCAGTTGGTCTAGCATCTGGCTTGGCTGGTGGTATGACACAAGCACAGATTGATAAAAATATCTTTGATTTTGTTAATAATAATCGTGGCTTAAACGATGTTCAATTGGCTGCTGAAATGGACAGATTGGGTATTAGTCCCAATGATGTTGCTCGTGCTACTGGTGTAAGTTATGAGAGCGTAGCAGGACGTTATAACGCTGCTAAAACAGGTAATGTTGGCGGTGCTAATAACACTCCTATTGTTGACATTTTTAGTCAATATGTAACTCCAATTGTTTCGCAACCTCGAATCGTTACAGACCCACCAATCGTTAAAAACCCACCAATTGTTACAAATCCACCCATTGTTGATAATCCTCCGATTGTTACAAATCCTCCAATCGTTACAAATCCTCCGATTGTTACAAAACAACCAATCGTTACAAACCCCGCAAATATTAACCAACAGAATATAACTGCTAGTCAATTGCGTGAGTTGTTTCCATCGTTTGCAGAATCTAAGCGTTTAGCAGGAGAGATGGTTGCTAATCGTCCAACAACATCTAGCATCATTAACATGATTCAAGGTGGTTCTGGTATTGTTAATCCAAACATTACTAATTCAACAGTTAGACCAACAGCTACTGTTACTCCTCCTACTAGCTTGATGGATGCTTGGTCAGCAGCAGAGGCATCTGGGAACTATGGTAATGTTGCTAATATGCTTAAAGGCTTGACTACTGCTGACTTGCGTAACTATGGTGCATCTGATGCAGATATTGCCTACATTACATCTCGTCCACAAATAGCAGGTATGTTCCCAACAACTGCTGGTGCAACTGCTACGCCATCATTGAATAACGTATTGAGCATGATTTCTAAGTGAGATAACAATGAACTATCAAGAACTGGTTAGTTTAGTTGGTGGAAGCAATCCTCAGAGTGCTACTTATGAGGACATTGTTTCTGGCATCCAAAGCCAGTATCGTCCACAGACGCAGTTTGCGCCTACAAAATCCTTGTTAGATTCTATTGGTGCGTTAGTTCCTGACCAACCAAGAATTGCTTATGGCGCATTGTTGCAACCTAAAGGTCTGCCAGCTTCTGTAAATCTTGGTAGTTCAATTAAAAATCCTGATGCAGCAGCAAGCGTAGATTCTGGTGATATTAAACTTACCAATGTAGATACAGGCAAGATTACTGACAATACAGATTTAAGCAAGACGCTTATTTACAACACCGATTTCAGCAATACTGGAACAGGTGGTTTATCAGGAGTTGCAGGTGGTGGTAGTAATGTTGCTGCTACTGGTGCTGTAATGAGTGGTTTAGGCGTATTGGCAGGTAACTCAGATTTAGCTAAAGTTGGTGGATTGACAAACATTGCTGGTCAACTGCTTAACGCTGGTAGCGCAGAGGATGTATTAACTACTCTTGGCAATGTAGCAATTGGTTTGAGTGGAAACGCTGGGACTGTTGGTAGCGTAGTAGGTGGATTAACTGACAACACAACATTGTTGGCTAACAGTTTATTGTCTTTGACTAGCCCACAACTATCTGCATTGAATACAATTTCTAATGCTCTTACAGGTTATAGCTTGGGTGATATTGTTAATGGCTTAGTAAATACTCCAGAGGGAACAGTTGGAGAATATGGTTTGCTAGGTGCAGCCAATATTGCTAAAACTGATGAGGCAAGCCGAAAGGCTGCTGGTGCTATTTATGATAGTTTGGCTGTCAATGATTTGCGAGTATTGGCTGAACTTGGTGACCAAGAAGCTAAAGCAACATTATTGGCTATGGCTGGTGGTGGTTCAACCTACAACCCAATTACAGACCTTGGTACAGCTAGTGGTGCAAGCTACTGGAATCTATTTACTCCTGTTGGTGGCAATGCTGCCAAGATAATTCAACGAGAAACAGCAGGAACAAGCCTCATATGACAGATAAAGCACTTTGGGCTCAATGGGCTAAAAACTTACTAAATGATGACTTTTTCAAAGAAGTATTAGATAATTTGAAAAAAGAGCAGATTAGTGTAATAATTAACACAAGTGCAGAAGAATCTGATAGGCGTGAA